AATGAAAAGAACTATATGGCAAGAGTTGCCAGACTCGGTTGTATATTGTGCAGTTCCGTGCTTGGGTATGAAGACAGTCCTGCCGAGCTTCACCACATTAGACGAGCTGGTGTCCGTGCTACAAGCCCCATTATCCCCTTGTGTCCTGAACATCACAGAGGAAACAATGGGATTCACGGATTGGGTAGAAAGGGTTTTGAAAGAAAATGGAATACCACCGAGGAAGCGTTACTACAGAAAGTCCAAGAGAGCCTGGTGTGAATGACATTCTATTAGCTTTTGGTGTGCTAGTTATATTACTGCCTATAATAGCCGTATGGATAAGCCTACAATTCTAGGCTGTCCCAACCAAATTCCCTGGCGCATTGTTTAGTTCTAGATTTAAACGCAGGCCCATGTTTGTCCCATGTACCTGATTTCCAAAACGAAAGATGACAAACTTCATGAATTAATGAGCGTTGAATTGTTCCCAAGTGTTCATTTTTTAATCTGCTTATAGTAATGATATGTGGTCTATCTAAAGACTCATCATACCGATAGGTAGCCATAGCATCTTTTTCCCTTGTTACTTTAAATTGAATAAGCTCTGGTGGAGGCAAGTCCCAATTTCGCAAAGGATGGCAACATGAAAATGACAAATACATTTGCTCTAAAATAAATGGGGTTAATTTCATGCTATATGTTTAATTTTTACATTAGGCATTAATGATTTTGTATCTTGCGCCCAAGAGCCGCAAGAGTTACACCTATATCTTTGATATGTACCTACAGTAGTTACCCTTCTTCCAGAACATACTAAAGTGTATCCACCACAATTAGTACAATCCATTCTATCCTTGAACAATGCTTGATTTAATGGGGTTTTAATCCATGGAAGCAATCTGTTATATAGCTTTTCAAGCAATAAAACATCTTGAATATTGTAATCTTTCATTGTTTCCCATGCTTTTTTATCATTAGTTATACATTTAATCCATAGCGTATGACCTTCATGGTCTTTCTTTTTACCTAATTTAAGTCTTTGGGCCACATAATCTAATTTATTACTAGGAAACCTAAATTGACTTTTAACCACTCGAAGTAAGTCTATTTGCTTCATAGGTGGTGGTGGCGACATTTTATGAATTAAAAATTCTTTATTTAAGGTAGGCATATCAAACTTTGTGCCGTTGTAATGACAAACCGCATCTGCATCCTCTAACAATCCATGTATACCTTCTAACATTGATTTGGTTTCGCTTTGATGAACAGAATCAAAATAGATTTGTTTATCTCCTAACCATTTTGCTGAATAACACATTGTGTAAGATGATTCTAATAGTTGAGAAAGCCCTACATTTTGTTGCCATATTCCCCAAACATGAGCTACATTAGGCGATGTTTCTATGTCCAACAATAGAATCTTCAAGGTTTTCCCCTATAATCAATAAGTTATCAGATACTAACCTACAAATATGTCCTACATTAAAAAAGTTGATAAAAATCAGAAGGATGTTGTTAAAGCGCTACGCATTTGGTTTGTTTGATTTATAATATATGAATGAACAGGAAAGCCAATCCCAATAAATTAAAAGCTGCATTGTTAAATCTTGAATTAGCAAACATAGCAAACAAACAAAAAGATTATGGCATTTGGAAATGTGCTGAATGTGCTTGCGAAAAAAAAGCTACAGCGCATCAAAAACGACAAAAGTATTGCAGCTATGATTGTATGTCAAAAGCATATAAAACAAGACTAAAAGGCAGTCAAAACCCTAATTATTCAAATGCTGGCTTTAAAACTTGCAAAATATGCAATAACAAATTTAAAAGCTATCAAAAACAACGCAAGTATTGTTCGTTAGAATGTAGAGATGTTGAATTTGCCACCTATCCTATGCGTATAAAAGCCAAAAAAGACGCAAACCATAATGAAATAGTAGCTATTTTAGAAGCTGGTGGAGTTGTTGTTAAAGATATGTCTACGCAAGGCAGAGGATTTCCAGACATTTTGGCTTGGCATTTAGAAGCATGGTATTTAATTGAAATAAAAAACCCTAAAACAGAATATGGGCGCAAAGGTTTAAATAAAAACCAAGTTGATTTTCTTAAAGATTGGAAAGGTGGCCCTGTATTTGTTATGAGAACTAATGAAGAAGCAAACAATTTTGTAACAGGAAAGCTAGAATTACTTGAAATTGTAGGCGGAAAAATAAAAAAAGAGTAAAATTGTACGAATTGGAGTCTATATGAATGAAACCCCTAATGTCGCTATGTTTGCCGCTACTTTATTGCATAGCGCAACAAACACCCATTTCTTTCATTGGTCTACCAATTCTTATTCCCAACACAAAGCACTCCAAAAATACTATGAGAGCGTTCAAGACTTAATAGACGATTATGTAGAGGCCTTCTCTGGCTGCTATGAGCAAATTAAAGAGTTTCCAAGTGTCTATCATCAGCCTAAAGATGCACTCAAGTACTTAGAATCATTGAAGAATTTTGTAAATGAAGCTAATTCAGATTTGCCGCAAAAACAAGAACTTATCAATATTGTTGCCGAAATCCAGCAACTGATTGACTCTACCATCTACAAACTTAAATACCTCAAGTAAGGAAGCATCATGCCAATGGACAAATCAGGCTCGGCTCAATCAGTCGGCAAAAACTACAAAACTGAAGTAGCCGCAGGAAAGCCTAAAAAACAAGCATTGGCTATTGCATTGTCCGAAGAGCGTACCCATGCTAAAGGTAAACGCAAAGCTAAGTTAGAAGATGCTTACGCTAAGTACATAGAAACCAAATGAAACCTGGTTTGTACGCCAATATCCACGCAAAACAAGAGCGTATCAAGCATGGCTCTGGCGAAAAGATGCGTAAAGCTGGTAGTAAAGGTGCGCCAAGTGCTAAAGACTTTAAAGATGCCGCCAAAACAAGAAAAGAAGTCATTACTGACAAAATGAAGGATATGTAATGGTTAATCAAAAATTAGCAGATTTGTTGCGACAATTTGATGCTTCAGGTGTTGATTATGACTATACAACCGCTATTGGTGCAGGTATGCAACCACAGCAAGAAGGTGGAGAAAACAAAGGGCATTGGGGCTCAGTAGCTCCAACTCCTGTGCAGTATCGTATGCAGTATGGGTTACCTGAAGATTCTTACATGATGTTAAAAGGCGCTTCTCATCCTACATTTCAAAAGGGTGTTCAAGGGGAACAAGATAGAGGCTACAAAGTAATAAAGTATGGTGACCGCTATTTTTCAGTACCAGCAGAATTTAATAAATAAGGATATGTAATGAAACACATGACAAGAAGCTATCCGCCAGAAAACGCAATGCTTAGACCTCATAAAGAGTCTACGCTAGAGAAACAACAAAAGAAACGCCAAGAACACAATCCTCCATTAGAGCTAGAAGATAGCGGTATTTTGAATAAGAAAGCTAATGAAAGAATGAAGCGTAAAGAAGCATTGTCTAAAGCTATGAACAAGTACCACGACCCTGATATTGTTGGATAATTTGTAGTAGAATAAACCCCTTACAAATCAACTACTTGAGAATGTATGGATAAAAAACTGTTGAAGTCTGACGATGTTAGGCTACAAAACCTTAATAGAGCAGGTAGAAAGCCTGGTATTCCTAATAAAGTAACTCAAGAATTTCGAGTAACTGTTAAGAATTTACTAGAAGATAACGCTGAAAATGTAGCTTTATGGTTAGGGCAAATTGCTCAAGATGACCCCAAAGGGGCATTAGATATGCTAACTAAATTGGCTGAATTTGCATCACCTAAATTAGCTAGAACAGAATTATCTGGCGACAAAGAAAACCCAATAATTGTACAAACTGTAAACTTTTGAGCATCATTAGATTGCCTAACAACTGGATTCCTAGGAATTACCAGTTACCAGCATGGCGTTATATGCAAAATGGTGGAAAGCATTGCGAAATTGTATGGCATAGGCGTAGTGGTAAAGATGAGTTAGGCTTACATTGGACTGCGGTTGCTGCTTTTAAAAGGGTAGCTCAGTACTGGTATATGCTTCCTGAGTACTCACAAGCTCGTAAGGCCATTTGGGATGCTATTAATCCACATACAGGTAAGAAGCGTATAGATGAGGCTTTCCCTGTAGAGCTACGCCAAACCACTCGTAATGACGAGATGAAGATAATCTTTAAGAATGGTTCATCCTTTCAAGCAGTAGGCTCTGATGACCCTTCAAAACTCGTTGGTTCACCACCAGCAGGCATTGTTTACTCTGAATGGGCGTTATCTAACCCAGCGACTAGGGCATACCTTAGACCTATTCTTATGGAGAATGGTGGTTGGCAGATATTTAACACTACGCCTAGGGGTAGAAACCATGCATATACCACGCTAGAAGCCGCCAAAAAGAACCCTGAAGCCTTTGCACAAGTATTAGATGCAACAGAAACAGGAGTGTTTACAAGAGCTCAATTAGAGCTTGAGCTACAGAACTATATTGCAGACTTTGGCGAAGATTATGGCAGGTCTAAATTTGAGCAAGAATACCTATGTTCATTTGATGCTGCCAACTTAGGGGCTATATTAGCCAGGCAAATTACTATTTCTGAGCGTAAAGGCTTGATTAGTAATGACATTCAGTTTGACCCTAATGGACAACCAATACAGATAAGTGCCGACTTAGGGCGTAGAGATACAGCTACTTGGTGGTTCTGGCAACCTGTCATTGGTGGATATAACATCATTGATTACGATTCAGGCTTTGGTATTGATGCTGAAGAATGGTGCGAAAGGCTTAATAAACGCTTATCTAAATACAAACTAGCTGGCAATAGGGATGCTCTAGGAGTGATATGGCTACCGCATGATGCTAGGACTAAGACATTTTCTGCAAAAGAATCAGCTATTGAAATATTCCTGAGAGCATTTGGGCAAAAGAAAGTAGACATAACCCCAATGACTAGCATTGCGGACAGGATAAACGCTGCCAGGGTGGTATTGCCTAGAGTTAAATTTAATGAAACTAATTGCAAAATAGGCTTAGATGGTCTTAGGGCGTGGAGCTATGCCTATAACGATGTAACCAAGACATTTGGTAGCAATCCTTTGCATGATTGGGCTAGCCACGATGGTGATGGATTCTCATACGGTTGTCAGATTATGCAGATGGCAAGTCCACCGCCACCACCAGTAGAAGAAATGAAAGGTGTGTTTGTAGGCAAAACTGATGTAAGTCTTAATGACCTTTGGAAGGATACTAAGATTAAAACAGACAACAGAATTTAGATAAAAGAGTAAAATAAACAAACATTTCGCCAAATATTTCAACATTAGGGCAACTTATGGCAAACGATAAAGCTACAGTCAATCACACTTATGAGGATTGGTATAAAACAATCATGGGCTATGAACGCTCATATAAGCGTTGGGAAGCCAGAGTTGATAGGATTGTAAAGAAGTATAAGGATGACAGTCGTTATGACCGCAATCCTAATGCTCGGTTTAATATCCTTTGGTCAAATGTTCAGACTATTCAGCCTGCTATCTTTGCTAGACTACCTAGACCAGACGTTTCAAGGCGCTTTCGTGATAATGACCCAATCGGTAGAGTAGCCTCAATGATGCTTGAGCGTGCTTTAGAGTTTGAAATTGAACACTATGGCGATTACAAATCAGCTATGAATAACAGCGTTTTAGACCGCTTATTAGGTGGTCGTGGCGTTAGCTGGGTTCGTTATGAGCCACACATTGTAGGTGAAGCTGATGAGTCCGTTGATACACCTGAAGATGGATTTAGCGTTACTGAAGATTCTGACGAAGCCGAAACAATGGAAGGCATGGTCAATGAAAACCCAGAGCGCATTGAATATGAGTGCTGCCCTGTAGATTATGTCCATTGGAAAGACTTTGGACACACTATTGCTAGAACATGGGAAGAAGTCACCGCAGTATGGCGTAGAGTCTATATGTCCAGACCTGCTCTTTGTGAGCGTTTTGGCGAAGAATTAGGCTACAAGATTCCACTCGACACTAAGCCTGAAGATTTAAAACAATCATACAAGTCTGATGACGGAGTATATGAGGCGCTGATATATGAAATATGGGACAAAGAAACAGGAAAAGTACTGTGGA